CCGTGGAGAGCTCAAGTGTAGTTATAAACAGCACTAATGGGATTGAGATGCCTATGAGCTTAATCAGTACTAAAGAAAGTAAAGCTGGTTCATTTACACAAGTTGTTCCTGAATATGCTAAACTAAAGAACAAGTATCAGCTAATGTGGGAACAAACAGACTGTGTGGGATATTTGAAAACAGCCTGTGTTCTCGCCGCCTATGTGGATCAGAGTATCAGTACAAACACTTTCTATAATCCAGCACACTTTGCAGATCGCAAAGTGCCAACCACATTGATTGCCAAGAACTTGATGCAAGCTCAGTTATGGGGATTGAAAACATTTTACTACAGTTTAATTAACAAAGCTGGTAGCAAGCAAACAGAAGAAATTGCACCTGAGCAAACACAAGTAAATGGAGTACAAGTGAACGGATTCCATTTTGAAGAGTTAGAAGACGACTGCGAGGCATGTAAGTTATAATGTTAGAAACAATTTGTGACATAATGGTAGAAGCTTATAAGCTCAACTGGATTACCAGTCGAGATGGCAATGTAAGCATACGACACCACGATCGTGACCATTTTTATATCACACCCAGCGGTGTGCGTAAACAAACACTACAACCTGATCAGTTTAAAAAAATTGGTATTGAAACAGGTTATTATGATCAGCCGCCAACTAGATATCATGCCAGCGTAGAATTAGATTACACTGACATTAGTAAGAATTTAAAACCCAGCGGAGAACTTCCCTTGCATTTTGGATTACAAAAAGAAATGGGGCAGCACAGTGGAGAAGTTCGTGTTGTAGTACATGTTCATCCCACTTATTGTATTGCGGCCATGCATGCCGGTATTGAGTTAAGTACTATCAGTGATGCGTTTCCAGAATTAAATCGTTACACTCGGGTAGCACCTAATGTAAGAGATGTTGCTCCTATTAGTCAAGAGCTTGCAGATGAGTGTCATACGAATTTAAAATTAGATAAGCAAGGTAACATTGCTTACGACATAGTAGGAATCAAAGGGCACGGAGTTGTTGCTATTGATACAAGCCCGTGGCGTGCCTTTGAACATATTGAACGACTAGAACACATTTGCAAGATAGTACTTGCATCGGGAAAATACTAATGAGTAAATCGCAATACAACCTAAACACAAAGACAGACTACCTTAATCGCAAGATGTTTTTGGATCCAGCTGGCCCAGTTACTATTCAACGATTTGAAGAAGTAAAATACAAAAAGATTGCAGACTTTGAAGCAACGGCACGTGGTTTCTTCTGGCAACCAGAAGAGATCAGTCTTACCAAAGACAGTTCGGACTTTAAAGATGCTAGTGATGCTATCAAACATATCTTTACTAGTAATTTACTACGTCAAACAGCACTAGACAGTTTACAAGGCCGTGGCCCAAGCCAAATCTTTATGCCTGTTATCAGTTTGCCCGAACTAGAAGCCTTAGTCTACAATTGGACATTCTTTGAAACTAACATTCATAGCAAGTCATACAGCCACATCATTCGCAATATCTATAATGTGCCAAAAGATGTATTCAATACAATACATGACACACAGGAAATTATCGATATGGCAAGCTCAGTTGGTAATTACTATGAAGCTTTACACATTATCAACTGTCGTAAACAGTTGGGGGAAACTATTCCTGAAAAAGAATACATTCGAGCAATTTGGATGGCACTACATGCCAGCTATGCACTAGAAGCATTTCGCTTTATGGTATCATTTGCCACCAGTTTGGCCATGGTTGAGAACAAAATCTTCATAGGTAATGGTAATATTATTCAGTTGATCCTACAAGACGAGTTGTTACATAAAGGTTGGACCGCTTATTTGATCAATCAAGTAGTTAAAGAAGATGCAAGGTTTGCTGAAGTCCGAGGAGAATGTGAACAAGAAGTGTATAACTTGTACATGGATGTTATACGTGAAGAAAAAGACTGGGCAACTTACTTGTTCAAAATGGGACCAGTGATTGGACTTAACGCTAATATTTTAAAAGATTTCGTTGACTATACAGCAGTGGGCGCATTAAAAGAAATTGGTATTAAGTATAATAACCCTGCACCCAAGTCAACACCTATTCCGTGGTTCAACAAACATGTTGACACCAGTAAGAAACAAACAGCACTTCAAGAAAGTGAATCGACTAATTATGTTATTGGTGTTATGAGCGATGCTATTGACTATGACGCATTGCCTGCACTATAATAGGAGATAATGATGTCAGATGGTGGTAAAGGCAGCAAGCCTCGCCCATATAGTGTTCCAATACAGGAATTCGATAGTAGATGGGATTTAATTTTTAAGAAAAAGGAACATAAAAATGAAAGCAATAGTATGGAGCAAGAATCAATGCCCATATTGCGATCAAGCGAAGAACCTTCTAAAAATGAAGGGAATTGAATTTGAAGAGCGCAATATAAACAACGGATGGGATAGGGAAGATCTACTGGCCGCAGTGCCCGGAGCCAGAACTGTTCCACAAATATTTTTAGACGATAAATTAATAGGCGGCTTTACAGAATTACGGGCCCACTTACAAAAGGTATAATATGTTTATTTCAAAAGGTTTCGCAGAAGGCGAAGTAGTTACACTCAAACTAACAAGCGGAGAAGAGCTTGTGGCCAAGTTAATCGAAGATGGTCCGTTACATTACAGACTATCAAAACCCATGGTAATTGGTATGGGACAACAAGGCCCAGGATTGATGCCATACTTGTTTACAGTCAGTCCAGATGCGGAAGTCAAGTTACAAAAAAGCACAGTAACCGTTGCAGAACCAACTGATCAAGCGTTTGCCAAACAGTTTTTAGAAACTACATCTGGGATTAAATTGGTATAAATAATTTTATGCCAGGAATAGCAAGAATGAGCGGAGCAGACTCCGCAACTACAAGTCACCCAGCAGTTGGTAAAAAATGTGCTGTGGCTCCAACCGGCACTGCAACATCCGGTGGTAGTGGTGACGTTTTTGTAAATGGAATTGGAGTTGTCCGTAACGGAGATCCAGTAGCCAGTCACACATTCCCAGGTTGCGGTAGCCATACTCCTGGTCTTGCTTCATTTAGCGGAAATGTATTTGCCAACGGTTTGAACATAGGCAGATTGGGCGATACATACGGTTGCGGCGCCACCATTACTAGTGGCAGCGGCAATGTGATTGCCAATTAATTAGACATTTATTTTTAACCCCTGTACACTAGGTATAAGTACTCTGTACTTGCCTAAAGGAGAAATATAATGGCTACAAATAAACATGCAGAATTCACTGCAATAATCGAAGCAATGGAAGCTGACTTTGAAAAATTCTATGACAAAGAAGTAGGTGCTGCCGGAACTCGTGTTCGTAAACATTGCCAAGATTTGGCTAAGTTGTGTAAAGAAACACGAAACGATGTAACACTAGTAAAGAACGCTCGTAAAGAAGCAAAATAAGTCAACTAAATACTAGTCTAAGGCGTTATATAACTATAGCCCGGAGACTATTATGAAACAGTTATTATTAGCACTCTCGATGTTGGCAGTTGTTGGTACAGCCAACGCACAATGGCATCATCACGGTGGACACTATCGTGGTGGTTACAGTAACAATTGGGTTGCACCAGCAATTATCGGAGGAGTAATTGGATACGAGTTAAGTCGTCCACGTTACTACGAACCTCCTGTAGTTGTTCAGCAACCTGTTATTATACAGCAACAACCTGTTTACACAGCAACAACCGCTTCATGTACAGTGTGGACAGAAACACAACATGCAGACGGCACTATTACACGTACCAGAACCTGTACACAATAATGGCATACTCAGACAAAGTAATAGATCACTATGAAAATCCACGCAACGTGGGATCATTTGAAAAAGACGATCCCACTGTTGGTACTGGTATGGTTGGTGCACCTGCTTGCGGCGATGTAATGAAACTACAGATAAAGGTAGGAAAAGATGGCATTATCGAAGACGCAAAGTTCAAAACGTATGGCTGCGGTTCAGCGATCGCAAGTTCATCACTCATTACGGAGTGGGTCAAAGGTAAGACGCTGGATGAAGCAGGATCTATTAAGAATTCTGAAATCGCCGAACATCTTGCACTCCCCCCAGTTAAAATACATTGCTCAATTCTTGCTGAAGACGCGATTAAAGCGGCTGTAAATGATTACCGTAACCGACACAGCCAGTAAAAAGATTAAACAGAATCTTGAGAAGCGCGGTCGAGGCGTAGGTATCCGGGTAGGTGTAAGAACTACAGGCTGTAGCGGATTGGCATACACATTGGAATATGTGGACAAGTACGAAGCTGAAGTGGGTGTTACCAATTTTGCTCAACGAGACTTTGTAATATTGGTAGATGCTAAAAGTTTAGTCTATCTAAGTGGCTTGACAATGGATTGGGTTCGCAATGGACTCAACGAAGGATTTGATTTTATCAATCCAAACGAACGTGACCGCTGCGGTTGCGGTGAAAGTTTTCGAGTATAACACCCTTTGACATAGCTCGATTTTACTAGTATAATACTAGTATTGTTATAACTTTTGGAGTTAAAATTGAGTATGCACCTATTGCCGCCAATGTATTCAACTACTGGCAAAAAGAAAGGCAAAAAGAAATTTGCTTCGGCAGAACATGCAAGGAAGGCTAGAGAATTGGACGAAAGTTGGAAAGATTTGCTCAAACGACAAGGACTTGAGTTAGAAGAAAAGAAACGCAGTCGAGCTATGAGCGCCGGCAGTTTGTCGTCAGCTGGTTACAGTTTGAAAATTCCTGAAGGTCGAAATACAACTGCACACCTCAAAAGTGTAGATACTGGCGGTAATGCCACATTAGCACCTACTAAAGTTTATACAGGGACAATGGTAAAAGGTATTGCAACCATGCATAAAAGCAATGCAGTGCCGGTTTTTAGCGACGAACAAGCAGTTGACATTTCCAGAATGAGGCGTTAAACTGTGAATAAGTATAAACATAGTACTTTTCCTTTATCTACAGAGGATAATTACTTATTGACCCGGAAAGGTTCTGGGGTCAATGACAATTTCTTTAGGAGAAACAGAGACAGCCATTCGATCAACAATGACGGTACTAGCGATACCTCATCCAGCGTAAAGGAGACAACAATGATACGCATCATAAAAACAGTAGTATTCCTAATAGCATTAGTGCTATTAGCAGGTGTAGCTTATAAGACAGTTACTTATAAACTAGACAACCTAAAACAAGCTCGCATGGAAGCGAGTCCAATTACAGCACAAATGAGACAAGCACAACTAGATTGTCTAGCTCGTAATATCTATCACGAAGCCGGGTACGAACCTTTTGAAGGTAAAGTGGCCGTGGCACAAGTTACAATTAACCGCGCAGAAAGTGGAGAGTTCCCAAGTGACATCTGCCGTGTGGTTTATCAAAAGAACGTGGTGTACGAAAAAGTACTTTGCCAATTCAGTTGGTACTGCGAGACTGCGACCATGAAGAAACCTATGAATGGCCCTATCTACACAGAAAGTATGGAAGTGGCTAAAAAGGTATTACTGGAAGGTTTCCGCCTGCCAGACTTAAAACAGGCTTTGTATTTCCATGGGGATTATATAAATCCAGGTTGGAAAAGACAACGAGTGGCCAAGATTGGCCGACATATTTTTTATAAATGAGGATAAACATGAACGCAGTTGTTGAAAACATCAAAAACGGAATTAGGGATTTGTTTAATTTAGATCTTTGGGTCAAAAACATCAAAGAACATGCACCTCATGTGAGTGCAGAAACCATGGGATGGGTGGCTATTGTTTTGCTACATTTGGCCACAATCCCAACTATGATTGCAGTACTAACTGGGCTAACTGAAAAAATGCCTCCAGTAGACATGGTTTTGTTCAGTTGGACTGGATTATTTTGTTTTTTTCTAAAAGCAACCATCCAGAAAGACTTGTTAAACATAGTTACAATTGGCTTGGGTTTTTTCTGCCAAGCGGCACTTTTAGCCTTAATTGTCTTCAAGTAACGATAAATATTAGATAATTAAGGAGCACTAACATGCCATCAGGATTTCAGAATGATACAAATCAGCTACAAGCTGAAATGTACAAAGTTATCATTACAATGAGTAATGCTACGTATTACCCAACTACTGGCGCAGACGGCGGCGGAGTTACACCAAACAGTGCAGATAGCTTTGCTACAATGCCAACAACTACTGCCAAAGGCCAATTACGTGCCCGTGGCAATATGCGTTTCCGTAACGTAGTAAATCATCTAACAGGATTAGGTGATTGCCAAATACGCGATGTTACAATGACTGGCGAAACTGTAGGCGACGACCAAGCATCCGTATGTCAATTTACAGTGGCTTTCGATCGTCCACAGTTTATCGCATTAACAGGTGAAACAATTGGTTCTACTACAGTAGGAAATGACATAGCCGGTGCCGCAATGAACACCCGTGCTAAACGCATTGCTAACGAAGTTGCTTTGGGTATTCGTGATACAACATCAGGAGCAATCCGTGTTTATGACGGCACATCTGCTCAAGATACACAACAAAGTATTAGTGTAACAACT